AACGGATTTACAGTCCGTCTCCTTTAACCACTCGGACACTCACCCAACTGGGGTGGTAGGATTCGAACCTACGACCCAACGATTAACAGTCGTTTGCACTACCGCTGTGCTACACCCCATTGCGTTCTTCTTTATTCAGTTTGAAGTAGAGTTTGTAATACCTTTGCTTCATCTCTGAAATGGTATTCATGTCCTCTTCAAATCCCATGTATTTACACAGTTGAAAAGAACCTTCAAGTTCACTCAGTAATCTTAACACATTGATTGATGTTGTCTCAAGACCACCGAACTGATACTTTTCTCTACTCATGATACCTCTAGAAGAGGAAGCGGAATATCGGATTCGAACCGACGACATTCAGCTTGGAAGGCTGACGTTCTACCACTGAACTAATTCCGCGAGGCGGGACTGATGGGACTCGAACCCACGACTTCCTGCGTGACAGGCAGGCGCTCTAACCGACTGAGCTACAACCCCATGAGGGAGGTTACCCTCCCCGTAGGTCAGAGTGCTATCGCTCAAACGGCAACAGCAGTCCTCCTGAAGGATACAATGTTATTTGCATCTGTTGTTTGCTTATCCAAGCAGGTTTCAGTCACACTCCTAACACCCCGTCGAGACCATGGCACCCCCATGAGTGGAAGTGAGCGGAATCGAACCGCTGTCCGAAATATCGGTTGGTGTAACCTATTCCTCAGAAGAGGAAAGCCTTCTGTCGGACTTGAACCGACGACCTACGGTTTACAAAACCGTTGCTCTATCCAGCTGAGCTAAGAAGGCAAGGCGACTCGTGTTGGATTCGAACCAACGACCGACTGCTTAGAAGGCAGTTGCTCTATCCAGCTGAGCTAACGAGTCATTAAAGGGAAGACCCTCAGAAATGAGGACCCGCTCCAGACTGCCAAACGTTCTCTGAACCGCCTTGGGGTTGGGGATCCAGTTGAACCGTTGTGTTCCCTTTGGCAGTTGCTTTATTATACATCACCTCGTGGATGTTGTCAACCTCTTTGGTGGGAGGTTTTTCAGCAGTTCTGCCAGCGTTCTCCAAATGTCTAAGTTGTTTCTTAGACCTGGTTGGTTCACCAAACCAGGAGTCAGAGGGTGTCACAACAGGTGCTGGGACTGTCTTGTGAGGTTTTGGTTGCTTGGGAACAACCAACACTTCGACTGGTTTCCACAAAAGTTTCTTAACTTTCTTGAGAATTCGTTTAATCATAACCGAGTGTTGAAATGATTTTGAAGAACGGCGTGACTCTTTACAGGTTGTCCGTAATAACTGCCACCCCAGATGGTGGGAAGTGATGCCCATTCAGGTGCCAGTGCTGCCAAGATGCGCTTGGAGAGACCTTCCTTTTTGAGGAGATACTCCAGATCGTTTGCGTTCCTAACACGAATGCCTGCCTGGTTCAGTCGTTTCAAGATTAATCTTACAGCACCCTTGTCCTGTCTGTCAGGGGTCATTGGACCACCTCCAACACTGTCCCAAGTGGTGCTCAGAAACTGATAACGACCAGCAGCATCAGAACGATGCCAACCAGAACTCAGTATCTGACGAGGATGGTTTACGCCAGAGAACTGTTTTCCAGTAAACTGAGTGTTGTAACCATTGTTGGGACGATAAGCAGTTCCTTCCGCAAAAGCAATCGTGTCCAACAATGCCATTGTAGCAGGTCCGAACTGATTCTTTCGACCATCTTCACCATGTGCCAGTTTGTGGAAAACAGCATCATTCTGAACATCAACATGGTGATGACCATGAGGAAGGAGTGACGCTGCCATCAGGGGCAAACCAAACAACAGTTTTCGGAATTTCATAATTTTAATAATGTTGTAACAATTCTAACATACTATTTGGGAAAATAGTCTTTGCGATAATAACGGTTCATTATGTTACTGTTATAAAAACGAGGTGTGCCATCTTCAAGTGCTTCTGTAAGCACGTCATTCTTAAACAATGCTTCTGTCTCAGCAAAGTTTGTTTTCCCTTTTGTCTTGTGGAGAGACAGGATTTCTCTCTTGAAGTTCTCCACACCCAGAAGTTTGATGTCCTCTTTCAATTCATCAGAGGATCCATAATACTTCTTCCAGTCTGACTCTGACTTTACCTTTCTTTTCTTTCCTCTAGGCTTTCTGTGGAACCAGAAAACCTTTCTACCAATGTAGAGTCGGTTGTTGATGAGATTGGTAATCTTATAAACAAAACCAAAGTTATCCCCAATATCGTCAGAGGTAAAAGGGACTTCATCATATAACCAAGGATTTTCGTAGTCACACACTCATCAGGTTTCATCTGTCTTATTTAGAGAGACGATTGTAGATGCCTGCAGCGTGTTGGTTATGTTCAACAAGTTTCTGTGCCCAGATCCTATCCTCCAAGGAGACTTCTCTTTCAAGTCTCATCCTGGTGCAGATTTCAACCAGACGTAATCTGTATTCTTTACTTAACATTTGACCTCCAAGCATTCCAATCATCTTTGTAGTCTTCTTCCCAAGGATCTGGGAGTTTTGTGGAGACACTGATGGTGTCCAGTCCTTCAACTTCAGATTTCTCTGTTTTATAAACAGGTTTGGGTTTCTCTGCCGCTGCTTTCCATTGCTCAGCGATCTCTCGGATTTGAACATCAACCTGGTCCATGGTTTGAGAAACCTTGACACCATAGTACCATTCAACAAAACCAGCGAACAAATGCAAAAGAATTGTGTTTAGAGGTGGTTGTCTTTTAGCACACCACCTCTCTATTTTCTGAATGAAAGTTTGTTTGTCTCTACCAATGAGAAACTCAAACTCATAATAAAATCCGTCAGTGAAGAGTTTCTTAGAGTTGGAACCCTGAGAAGGTATCTTTCTTGACATCTTGTTTGAATGATCCGAGGACATAACTTTCAAGTTCTGTCTCCTGTGGAGCGACCTGGAGTCCCTTTGAGGAGATCCAGTGTTGCGTCCAGGGAAGTGGGTTATTCTTTGCTGCGATGTCATAAACTGGTTTGAGCCCAATGGCCTTCATTCTACGGTTAGCAATCCACTCAACATACTGCTTGAGGAGTGTGTCATTCAATCCTATCATACTTCCGTCTTTGAACAAGTAGTCTGCCCACTTCTTCTCTTCATTCACTGCCCTGTCAAACATGGCATAAACCCACTCTTCCTCTTCCTGCATGATCTGTTTCATCTCAGGATCATCACCATCTCTCCACTTGTTCAGGATGTTCTGGGTGATGGCGAGGTGTTGGTTTTCGTCTCTGGCGATGAGGGAGATGATCTTGGCAGATCCTTCCATGAGCTTAAGTTCACCAAAGGCGAAAGAACAAGCAAAACTAACGTAGAACCGAATACCTTCAAGAATGTTAACGTTGGCGACTGCTCTGAACAGTTTGCGTTTGACATCTTTGAGTTCTTCCTGTGCTGCTGGGACTCCTTCTAACTGATGCAACCAACCACTGCCGTTACCATAAGTCTGGGCAGTGTTGATAAAGTCATCATAAGACTCAGTAACACTCTTTGCTCTCTCAAGAATCCTTGGGTCCTTGATGATAGTGTCGAACACATCCGAAGGATCGGAGTAAATGTTCTTGATAATGTAAGTGTAAGAACGTGAGTGAATCATTTCCATGAAACCCCACACCTCCATGCACGCTTCCAGTTCAGGAAGAGAACAATAAGGAATGAATGCCATACCAGGACCACGACCCTGAATGGAATCAAGCATGATCTGATACTTCAGGTTAGAAGTATAGATGTGTTTCTGTTCGGGACGAAGAGTCAGATAATCTGACCTGTCCTTTTGGAGGGAGACCTCTTCTGGTCTCCAGAAGTATCCCAGTTGTTGTGTTGTGAGTTTCTCAAACACAGGATACTTATATGAATCATATCTCTGAACACCAAGAGGTGCACCAAAGAACATTGGTTGCTTCTTAGTGTTCACCTCAGCACTGTTAAAAACAGTCATACCTTTCACATCAACATTATTAATATCACCAATGGGTGAAACCTTAAATTGCACAGGATTCACAGACTTCCTCCTCTGAGTTTTCGAGTTCTTTTACTAGATCTTCTAATTTTGATTTTGTATTCTCTTTTTCGTCATCACTTCCATCATGTTTTGAATCATAAGTGTTGTGATAATAGGAAGTCTTCCATCCATACTTATAGGTGGTGAGGAAATCGTTTGCAATCACGGATGTTGGAACTTCTCGGTCGGGATAATCCTCCAAGTTATAAGACCAGTTACCTGAGATGGCTTGGTCAAAGAACTTCTGCATTACAGCAACAACGTTAATGTAACCCTTGTTGCTTCCCATTTCCCAGAGCAGAGTGTAATGATTCTTCAGTGTGGAGTACGAAGGAACAATCTGCTTAAGAACCCCCTTCTTGCTCTTCTTAGCGGACAGGAATGCTCTAGGTGGTTCAATTCCGTTTGTGGCATTTGACACAACGGAACTGCTCT